TGGACTCGGTGGCTAAGCGCCGTTCCATAAAACCTGTTTACATTAGTCCGACAATCCTGTAAAGGAATAAAAACGTAATGTCGCAAGAAAAAGGTGTTTTATAGATCGTGAGAGAAGATAACCGCCCGCTGATCGGCTACGCTAGGATTTCGACGGGCGACCAGAAGCTAGATTTGCAGATCGACGCGCTCGTTCGGTACGGCGTGGAACGAGACCAGATTTACACGGACCAGATGAGCGGAAGCAATTTCGCCCGGCCCGGTTTGAAGGCGGCAATGAAGGCGCTACGGGGCGGCGATACGCTGGTCCTGTGGAAGCTCGACCGGCTGGGGCGCTCAGTCATTGACGTGTTGGAGATGGTTAAACGATTGAATGACCGGGGCGTGCAACTGGTAAGCCTCACTGAAAGCCTGGATGGCCGCACCGCTATCGGCAAGATGATGATTACCTTGCTGGCCGCGTTCGCGCAGATGGAGCGCGACCTAATTATAGAGCGCACGAAGGCCGGACAAGCCGCCAGCCGAGAGCGCGGGATAGTGCCAGGACGGCGTGACAAGATGACGCCAGAGGTCGAGGCTTTAGCCTTAAAGTTGCTTGCAGAGGTGCCTCCCATGGCCATGAACGACATAGCGCGGGAGCTAAAGCCCTATATCAGCCGGACCAAGTTTTTTCAGTGGCTTGGGCAGCATCGAGACAAGCAGAGTCTAGAAAACTTAGAGAGAAAGGAAATTTTATGAGCGACGACATGACGATAGTGCAATTTCTTCGTGCAAGTGGCGAGCATTGGGATGAAGATCGCTATACGGCTGGTGCGGACCGCATCGAGGCGCTTGAAGCGGCGGTTAAGTCCATGCTGCATTTTAACGGTGACTGCGCCTGCACAGCTTGCGTCGTAGCCCATGCCATTTTGCGAGAAGGTAAATAAGATGAGCAGCGGAAATGCGTTTTGGCGATATGATACCGAAGCTAAGGCTTGGTACTTCACGCCGGAGATGCGCGCAAACGGTCCATATAAGAGGCAAATTCGCGTCGAGGCAATTATCGACATAGGCCACGATGGAACGCTTGCCGGAGTGGAGATTATTGACGGGAATTGTCCCGGACCGCACATGCGAGAAGGTAAATAAAATGAGCCTTCGTAGCGAAAGGCGAGTTTGCCGGCTGCAACAAGGGTTTTTATCGTGCCATTTCCAGATAGGGGCTCTCGCGCTGTTCGCGGAGCGACCAGTGATTGCGCTCGCCGTTGTAGGAGCCGCCGCGCACCTCGAAATATTTTCCCCAGGCGAGGTAGTGGGGGATCATGTGGGTGGTTTGGCTGGGGTTGCGGAAGAGGAATTTGGCGTGTTCCACCTCAAGGTTGGTGGCGCCTGTGATGTGGTAGATGGAGGCGTCCAGGCGGGCGTTGACGTTGCGCGCGGCGCGGGTGAGCGTGTGGCCGATGACCGGGTGGCGCGCGCATGAGGCGATTACGGAATTGGTGAGGCGGCCGTTGGGGTTGGGAAGGTTTTGTTGAGGCCAGTGTTCGGTGACGATGAGCGTTTGGTTGGGATCTTCGAACACGGGCGGGCGCTCCAGGAGTGCCACCTTCAAATCCACCCAGACGCCGCCGAAGATGTGCAGCACCAGGAGACGCCCGATGTCGGCGATCATGGCGGGGAAGGCGCAGGCTTGCATGGCGAGCCCGGCATCGGGGCGGTTATAGGCTTGGGCCATGCGCAGCAGGCCGGCGTAGGTCCAGGTGGTGTGCCGGGCGTCTGGGTAGGCGGCCTGCCAACTGGCGATGTTCTCATGCACGTCCGCGGGCGGGGCGGAGGGGCGGGTGAAGTCGTCCGGGTCGATCCAGACGCGATGAAAGACGGGCTGGATGTTGGGGGTTGGTTTGGGGGTCATTGCATCGTCCCCGTCTCTTTGTGCCCCGAGGGCGTGCCGTCTGAGCGTTGGGGGAAGCGGAAGACGCCAACCAGGTTGGCCAGATGAACGGAGATCACAAGGTTCATCCTTTGTCGCTGGTTGAGTTTGCGAGCGGCTTTCAAAACGTCGCCGTCCGGCAAATACTCTGACGTTGCCTCGGCCAGCATGGCCAGCGCATCGTCATAGGTGAATGGCGAGCGTTGTAATGTCTCGATGGTTTGGCGCAAGTCTTGGGCAACTTCGGTGAAGACGGGCAGAATCGGCATGTCCGCGCCGAAAAGCTCAAAAACCGGCGCGGCGCCGGATGGCTCTGCGGCGGCCGGCTCTGCGGCGTTCAACCTTTCGCGGGCCAACATCCCGGTCAATATCTTGTGGGCGTAGTCCAGCGCCGCCTCCCGGGTGGGCAGGGGTTTGGCGACCGGGGAGCCCATCGTGTTGGCAACGCCGGTCGGGGTTTTCTTCAACAACAGGTCGCAATGAAAGCCACCCAGCGGCGCCGGGTAGATCACGATGGCCTCGAAATTATCCTCCCGCAGATACGGGGCGCCCGCTTGGGCAACACCTGACATCACTTCCAGCCCGTACTCCTGCGTGGCCGCGGCCTCGCGCGCCGCCGGCAACAGGTCGCGCAACAGCGCCCGGCCCGCCTTCATTTGATCTTTGGTGAAACTGCCCATGGTCCTTGTCCTCTGTCCGTGACAAAAGCTTAACACAACCCCAAGATGCAGCAAGCGGAGCGATCAACTTATCCCCTGAAAAGAAAAACCCCCGGCGTTTGCCGAGGGCTTCCCTGAGAAGGACAGTGACAAACGGCAGGACAAGTGCCGCAGGACCGGCATGGGTATGGCACATGCTTAAGGTTGTGTCAAGTCAAATAGGGCTGGTTGGCGCGGGTAAGGATTTCGCAGGCATAGTCCACGCTGCCGCCCGCGAACACTTCGGCCGCCAATTCCACCGCGCCGAATAGCTCATCGGCCTTGCGGCGCCAGATCGATTGATCGTGATGGCCGCGCACCAGGTGGTAAGCGACGGTCTGGAGCTTGATGACGCAGATGGCGGCGTTGCGTCTGCTTCGTTCCGCCAGGGCGTAATAATCGCGGGTGGTCGTGCTCATTCAACCCTCACAAACTGCATGGTCGCCCAAAGCGCAAGCTCATCGCGGTTATACGTCACGCGGAAGCCGCGCGTCACATAAAAAGGCGGCCCGCGCCCGGCGTTGTTGTTGGCCGCGACATTGGCCAGGGTCCCCTCCGTCATCGGCAACCCCCGGCTGGTGAGGTAACTGGCCGCCTGCTTGCGGCTCAACCAAAGCGGAATATCCTTGATTGAGAGGGCGTCGGCGGGGGCGTTTCGCATGATTTTATTCCTATCGTACTCATTTTTTATCATCAACCCTCATCAACCATAACAACCCGTCCCGTTGGCCACAATGACGGCTTGTTTTTTAGAATAACGGCGTTCTATGCAGGCGCATGGGTGCTCTGACCGAGACCGAAATTTTCGCGTGCCTGGCCGAAAACCTCACCCTTGCGGCGGAGGAGTGCGAGCGGCTTGCCGTTTTGCCCGCCGCCGGCCCCACCTATAATTCCCTTCGCCACCGCCTGCGCCTGATTGAAGGCGCCTGCCGCCAGGCCAGCGCGTGGCGCGAGGATACCCGCTGGTTGCCCATCGGGCTCATGATGCACGAGGCGCATGACCGCGCCGGCAACTGGCTGCGGGGCTTTCACCCGCGCAAGCTGTTCCTCAAGCTGGCCGAAAATCTGCGGGCGCTGGCCCGCATTGCCGATGATCTGCGCACCAAGGCGACCGGCACGGTGGGGATGATTTTGCCCGATCCGCTGTCCAGCCCGATCCGCACGCAGGACCGGCCGATGCAGGTGGCGCTGCCGGGCGATCCCCAAGCCAAGCCGGGCTTTGTCTCCGCCGCCCCGGCGCCGCGCACGCATGACAATTTGCCCGCGACCGCGCTGCGCCCCAACAGCCGCCGGCCCGGCCTGATTTTACCGACATGATCGAGGACGAGGACCTGCCCGAAGACCAACCCTTGTCCGGCGAGGCGCTGCCCACCGACAAGGGGCTTGCGAGCGCCGTTGACCCGGCCACCATCAAGCGCGCGGGCGATCAGGCCAAGCGTGAGGCGGCCGAGGCGGAGGAGTTCTGGGCGGGCGTGTTCCGCTCCGCTGTGGGCCGCCGTGAGATGTGGCGGCTGCTCCAGGTCACTCATGCGTTTGAGGAGCGGTTTGCGTGCGGGCCGAACGGCTTCCCGCAGGTCGAGGCGACATGGTTTCACGCGGGCGAACAGGCGGTCGGGCAACGGCTCTACCAAACCTGGCTGCGCCGCGATCCGTTGAGCGTGTCGGCGATGCACGCTGAGCATGATCCGAATTGGCCCAAGCCGACCAAACTCCGGCGGGCCGCGTAATGTCAGGAACAGGCGCCCCGCCGCTGGTTCCCGACGCACCCTCTGCCGGGGGCGTCTCCGAAGTTGTGTCAGCGCCCATCGGGCCAAGTACGCTCCCCTCGGATGCGACCCCGGCGGGCCAAGCCCCTGCCCCTGCCGCCGCGTTCACGCCCCACACCGAGACGGCCAGCCTGCTTTCGACCTTGAAGGCGCCGGAGCCGCCCCCCAGCCTTGTGGCGGCCGCGCCGGAGCCCGTTGCCGCCCCGGCCCCCGAGCCCGCCCCGGCCGCGCCCGAGCCGCCCAAACCGGAGCCCGCGCCGCCCGCGCCGCCCGCTGAGCCTGCCGCGCCCGCTGAGCTTGCCGCCCCGGCCGAGGCCGCGCCGCCGGAGCCGATTGCCTATCCCGATTGGAAGCTGCCCGAGGGGCTGCCGGCCGATAAGGAGGCGTTCACCGCCTACAATGAATTGCTGGGCAAGCATCGCGTTCCGCCCGAGGTTGGGCAGGAGTTGCTGGACCTGCACGCGGCCAGCCTGAAAGCGTTTCAGGAAGCCGCCGTGGCGCAGTTGGCCGAGATGCAGCATCGCGCTTTTGCCGAGACCCGGGAGGGCTGGCGCAAGGAAGTGATGGCCGATGCCCGTCTGGGCGGGGCCGGGCATCTGACCGCCATGGGCGCTGTGGCGCGTGTGCGCGATGCGCTGGTGTCGGACTCCAAGCCTGGCACGCCGCAATATGCCGCCGATGCGCAGGCGTTCAACGAGTTCTGCGCGATGACCGGGGCGGGCGATCATCCGCTGTTCCTGAAATTGCTGCACCGGGCGGCGCGCTATGTCGATGAGCCCGGCCTGCCGCCGCCGTCGCCCAAGCCGCCGCCGGGCAATGGCCGCGCGCCCCAAGGCGGGCTGCGGTCGATCTACGCCCAACGGGGCGTCAACTGATGTCACTCACCCTTACCGCCTGTTATTTTGAGGAGACCACGTAATGGCAACCGGCGCTTGGCCCACCCTTGTTGATGTGGCGCTCCGTACCGACAAGAGCGGCAACATCCCGATCATCGCTGAAATGTTGTCTCAGTGCAATGATTTCCAGGATGATTTGCCTTATGTCGAGGCGAACGAGAACACGGGGCATGAGTTCGTGTTCCGCACCTCCATTCCGGCCGGGGCGTGGCGCCAGTATAACCGCGGCGTGCCCTACGCAAAATCCACCACCGCCAAGGCGCGCGTGGGCCTCGGCATGCTGGAGGATTACAGCCAGGTTGACCGCGCACTTGCCGAACATTCCGGGGACAAGGAAAAATTCCGCGAGTCCGAGGATGTGGCGTTTCTGGAAGGCATGTCGCAGACCATTGTGCAGACCTTCATCTACGGCAACACCTTTGCCAACCCGGCCACCTTCATGGGGCTGTCCACCTTCTACAACACGGTCTCGACCGCGACCGCGCAGAACGCGGCCAACGTGCTTTCGGGCGGTGGCACGGGGACCAGCAACACCTCCTTGTGGCTGATTGGCTGGGGGCCGGAGACGATGTTCGCGCTGTTTCCGCGTGGCAGCCAGGCGGGCCTTGCGATGGAGGACAAGGGCGATGTGACCCCGGGCTTCGATAGCTTGGGCAACCGCTTTGAGGCTTACACCTCCTGGTTCCGCCAGCAGACCGGGCTTTGCCCGAAGGATTGGCGCTATGGCGTGCGCCTTGCCAACATCGACACCACCAATGCCGGGCTGGCCGGGCCGAACGCGCCCGACCTGTTTGCGTTGATGGCGCAGATGTTGCTGCTCTTTCCCAAGCTTTCCGCAAAAACGTCCGGCATCGTGAAGACGGATGCCACGATGGAGCCAACCGTGCGGCCGGTGTTCTACTGCAACCGCACAACCCGTCACTGGATGGATGTCCAGGCGATGCGTGATCGCAACGTTCTGCTCCGCATCGAGGATTACGCCGGGATGCCGATTGATGGGTATCGCGGCATCCCTGTGAAATGCGTTGATCAAATATTGAACACAGAAGCGACAGTTACCTAATTTTGAGACATTACCAATGACCGGTGAGCATTGCAAGTTGTTTTTTGGCCTGAAAATCAGCCCATTCCTTTGGGGTTCGGTTGCCTTTCTGCTTGTTGCAAAAGCCGCAAAGCATTTGCAGATTGGTGGCGTCATTGGTGCCGCCGCGGCTGGTTGGGATGATGTGGTCAATTTCCAAAAAGCCATCATCGCCGCAGGCCGCGCAAAGGCCGTGCTGTTTTGTCAGCGCGGCGTTGATGTCTTGAATGGTCAGTCTGCCTTCATCGCCGGCCTGTTTGGCTCTGTGATTATGGTTGTACGTGGCAAACTTGCGCAGCCAATATTCCATGTTTTTTTCAATGCAGCGGCGTTGAATTTCGCGCATTTTGTCGCGGTTGTTTTTGGCCCATTTGCGGGACGCCAGCCGGTGTCCCATGGGATCAACGGCGCGAGCCTCGCGCGCCCATTTGGCCATGAGGCCGGGCCGTTCGGCGTGGTATTTGCGGTTTTTTTCGATACCGCACTGAACGCAGATGCCCGTGGACGTGAGCCGTTTCGGCTCATGTCCATGCTTGCAAGGTTTTTTGGCAAAGTAGTGGCGCTCGCCCGCCAGTTTGGCGGCAGTGCGAAGAGGGTCGGGTGGGGGCATTTTTCCTCCGATGGTTTCGTTAAGGTTGTAGCATACAGCCTCACTTTTTCAAAGGAGACTTAAAGTGATCTTGGACTCGCTCCTTTCCTTCGTTCCTGTTGGTGGCAACCAGTCCTTGGTTGCTGGCGCGGGTGTTTCCATCGCTTCGCTGAACACCATTGACCTTTTGGGCACGGGTGTTGGCACGGCGCCGCAGGCCATCATCGGCAACGCCACGCTGTTTGGCGAGGATGCCGGCGTTGGCATGAACAAGCCGCAGGTGGAGGTGCTGATTGGCACCGCAGCCACCACGAGCAATTCCGCGACCTTGAACGTGGCTTTCCAGGGGGCGCCGGACACGGGTTCCTCGGGCAGCTATCAGCCGGGGACCTGGACCACGCTGGTTGAGACCGGACCGATTGCGGCGGCGTCACTGACCGCCAACGCGCTGATTGCCCGGTTTGATTTTCCGCCCGCGTTCCCGGCGAACCTCTCGCCCCGGTATCTGCGGCTATATTTCCAGATCGTGACCGGGACCAATTTCACGGCGGGGACGGTTCTGTCGGCCATCGTGACGATGGTGCGCGATGATTATGCGGCCAAGTACGCGACCAAGAATTTCTTCGTCGCCTGATGGCTTATGGGCGGCGCTACAAGGGGATGAGTATGATTGAAGGCAAGCCGAGTCTGGCTGGGGATTTGTCGCAAAGCCCGCAGTTCAAGGAAGCCGTTCGCGCCGCGGTGGCGGAGTATGCGGCGGAGTTGCAGGTGCAGGCGGCGGCTCACGGCGGGGCGCCTTCCGCGTCTTCCGTGGCGATGGCTGCGGCAACCGGGGGCGAGCGCAATTTCGCGGAGCTTCTGGCGCTCGCCATCGCGGAGTTGAATGACCAGGGCTCCGGGCGCAAGCGTGTGGCGCCGGAGATTCTGGCGATGCGCGCCTAGGCGCGGGAGCGCATGGGGCGGCTCATCATGGAGGCTCGCGCCGCCAAGGCGGGGCCGGAATATCGCGTGATGACCACGATGTTCCTCAATGAGCGCCAGATTGATCCGTACCAGAAGGACGCGGCCAATCTGCCGGTGCCGACTGAGATCATTTGGTCGGGCGTGCCGAACGATGGGATGCTGCCGCTCAACAAGGTGGCGAGCGAGATTTTCGACGCCTACAAGGAGTCGGTGGGTGCGACCCCGCGTGTGGTGCAGGAGCAACCGGCCTGGATCACGGCGGGCGGCCTTGTGGTGCGTGGCGCGGCTCCGGCGCGGCGCATGGTGGCCAATCTGGAAAACCCGCTGCCGGGGGTTTATGAAGAGGGTCCGGCGCCGCGCGATCCTGATTTCGCCGATGCGCTGGCGGTCAAGGGGCCGAACGATCCGCGCGCCAAGGAGGTGCGGATTTTGGGCAGCATCGCGGAGCCTGCCAAGCAGAATTTGGTTGATGCCTAATGGGCATCCCCGCCCCTGCCGGGATTGCCGCTTCGGGCCTGCCGCCGCCGGGCGATCAGGCCAATGCGGTTGTGACGGGGGTGTTTACCGCCGTGGGGCCGGGGCAGCCGTTTGCATTCCGGGGAACGGTCAACATTGAGATTTATGGCGGCACCACGACGCCGGGGGCGTTTCTGGTCAATAATGTGATCGGCGGCGAGAACGGCGCGACGGTGGCGGGCGTGGGGGACACGTTCCGCAATAATTTGTTGCCGCCGGGCTCCACGGTGGCGGCGGTTATTCAGACAACCCCCAACCCGATCTACACCTATGCGCAGCCGACTTTGACGTTCCTCGGCACGGCCAATCTGTTCGCGCCGCAGATTACGATTTCCTCGGCGGCGGCCGGGATGACGACAAACAATATGTTGGGCGCAACGGTGGGCGGCGCTGGCATCCCGGCCGGGACAACGGTGACGGGCATCGTCCAATCCCCCATTGCGGCCACGGGGCAGAGCCCGGGGCAGGCGGGCATCCTGGCGCTGTCCGCGCAGCCGACCAGCACGCCGGGCCAGGTGCAGGCGTTGGTGCCCTATACGTTCGCATTGGCGCAGGCGG